GCGGCAAGAGCCGCGGCTGCTCTACGTGAGCGGACCCCGAAAGGAGGTGATCAGTTTTGATCGACGTTTTTCCCATTGGAGATGGTTCGTCCGTTTCGAATGGATGGCAGATCGGTGCCTCTTTAGGCAACGCCTGTAACTGGGGCCACAAAATGGCTTTTCTATGGCCTTCAAGTTACTCCAACCTTAAAGTTGGAATCCATCCTGAGACAGGTAACCCCGACTGGAAAGGTGACAAACAGTGTCGTCACCTCAACTGGAAGGGATACCTGGTAGCTTACCCGAAAGGTTCTATAACCCCGGGTGTCGGTCGAAATGTTCTAAATCAGTTGTTACCAACAACTCGATTTAGCGACCGAGGCTACTACGAGGATTTTACTCATGTAATCCTCGTCGGCGAAGACGGTGAGTATTCTCTCTACGGTCAATACACATATAAGTCTGTTCTTTATCAAACAGAACAGCATGTGTCTTGGCGTTTTGTAGGAGACTATTTCATCGGCCATTGTGCTTACAGTACTCCTCATCTACCTGCCACCAAATGGACAAAGCAGTCTTACATTATTAATATGAAGACAGCTTATGTCAAATCTGGTGAATGGTACTTTCAGGTTGCTGGAAAGACGACATATAGTCCTGATGATCGGGAAACGTTTATTGACGTTTATCCGACCGCAGATACTTATTGGTCGACTCGCCGGCATTACACTGTTAGAGGAGTACCGTCTACTGCCATAACGGAAGATGAACTCAAAAAAGTTCTACTTCACAAAGCAGTAGCCATCAACTCAATCTTACCTCGTGAACCAGAAGGTTTATGGGGAGATCTAGTTGATGAAGCAATCCAAAACGCGCAAGCTTTGGATATTAATTCCATTGCTTATGCGAGAGACTTTATGACGTTGAAATCCAGCGTTGAGAGCATGATAAAACTCTTACGCGGGAAAGTAACGTCAAAAGCGCTTGCCGACGCGTGGTTGAATTTCAAGTATGGGTTTACCCTTACCTTGAAAGATTCGATCGCGGTCGGTACAGCTATCTCGCAGTCCATGGGCAAGAAGAAGTGGGAGAAACCCTACTCCACTTGCAGAGCCATGGATACGCGTAAGTCCATCAGCCAAAAGTCACTAATTAGTGGCTTAACGATCATTGAGCAATATAACTTAAAAGTGTATCACTCAATTATCGACGACGCGGTTTTAGACACGTGTCGTAAGCTGATGAACTGGGATATTTTTCCATCGTTGGAGAACATCTGGGATCTAATCCCTTTGACGTTCGTCCTAGACTGGTTTATAAACTTCAATGAAGCTCTCGATCGCATTGACACAAATACTTACCTGAATACGGTAAGTGTGCTCGGTGTAATTAAGACTTCGAAGTTTACTATCAGTTCTATTCCGGTAAATAAATTAAATTTACCGAAGTCGATGGACTGGTCCGGGTGTGTGTCCTACTGTCTTTACGACCGTAGATTAGAGCGCACACTCGATCTCCCTCTCTACAAAGGGTTATCACCACAACAATTCCACAATGTTGCAGAGTTGTTGGCGATTATTGTACAACGTTTTAAACGTGTACGGTAACGCCTTTGCAGGTGTTTAAACCCTGCGAGAAAGGAGGTCATATTATGGCCAAAACTGTATCATATTGTTATACTGATACAGCTATTGACGGTGTGACAACTCATCTACTCGAGTTAGGTTTACCTAACTTTGGGGCAGATTGGACGATTATTCGTGACACGCCTGGAGAGGCTGTCATCAGTAATCTCACCTCACCTCAGGGACTCGAGGAGCGTTTCCGTTTTGCTATGACTCCTGTTAAGGATGTCTATCGCAACTCTGGAATAACACTCCCAGCGTATGCTCCCGATACCAAGGGTTTCTCTATCCTTGGTTCACTCGTGAGCCCGCTGAGAATCACTGATACCGTGGATGCCACATACCAGGTTGACAAACCTTGTGTGGTAAACATCACGGTAAAGGCGGCTGTTGATGCTTTAATCACTCCCGCCATCATCAAAACACAGCTTGCTCGGGCAATGAACGCCTTCTTTAATACAGGCGTATTGACCACAGAGCGACTGAATGGTTTGATGAGAGGTAGCATGCTACCCGCAGACATGCGGTGATAGCTTGTCACATCAACACACCAGGATGAGGAAATTCTGGGAAGCTGTCGAACAACTTGTTTGGCAGCAGACCTACGAAAGAGCTGGTTCTCCCATAGTTGAAGGCGACCTCGAAACGATTCGGGGCGCTTTACTACTATGGGAAGCCCTCCTCGTAGACCTCACTACTCCTTTCGGTTCACCACCGATCTGGAACATCAGGCAGCACATACAATATGTGAGCCAGATGGACCTTATAAGATTGGTGAAGCTGTTAAAGGCATCAGATGAACTCCTCTTACTGAATTGTAGAGAGGATAATCCGATGACTTACGATGACTTTAAACATCATCTTTCAGCTGAGTGTGCCGAGAGTGGGAAAATCTTATTCCCACTCAGGGGTATCGTGGATTCTTGGGGTGCAACAGCATCCGAAGAAAGCTTTCGCTCATTGCATATAGCTTTCTCTTTCATGTCTCACATCTCTTTAAAGAATGTGGACGATCTGAGAGAGACAGCGTTGCAAGACTATCTTGCTACTGAAGAAGCATTGGAAAGCGTCGTACCGACGCCGGAAGAGGCAGAAATAGTAACAAGATGGTTCCCTCGAAGAGGTGTCATGTCTCATCATCCATTGTACACAGATGTTGTACAGAGACATGGTCCTGGATCTGTTGCAGATACCAAACCCGATTTGACGCATAAATACCGTCAATTAGGTAAGGACTGTTTAACGGATTATTTGGATGCTAGGATGACACCACCTCCTAGTACACCAAGACCTAGAACAAAGGGTATTAACCGTTGTTCGAAGTTAATCTTCGTGCCTAAGAGTGCTGTTAAGCTCCGTACAATTTGCATGGAGCCCGCAACACTAATGTGGTATCAAGAGGGTTTTGGAGATCAATTGGCATCCTATATAGATGACCATGCGTATCTCCGAAGGCGAATTTCACTAAGACATCCAGAATACAACAGTGAGCTCGCGTTTGAGGGATCAATTGATGGATCATTTTCCACCATTGATCTTTCTTCTGCTAGTGACTGTGTTTCATGGGTACTAGTGAAAAGCTGGTTCCGTCGATCAGCCTTGCGCGAACTTATCTGGTGTACACGTTCAAAGAACGTGCAACTCCCGACGGGTGAGTGCATTAAGCTAAGAAAGTATGCTCCTATGGGATCTGCACTATGCTTTCCCATCGAGTGTATTATCTTCGCGGCGATCACGGAGGCCTCCATTAAAGAGGTTGGGGGTGACCCGCGTACCTCTCGGTACAGGGTCTATGGCGACGATATCGTTGTAGAAACGAAATATGCCGCTACTGTAATGAGTAGATTGGCTAGGAATGGTTTTATTCCTAACCGGGATAAGACTTTTTCCTATACCTCCTCTCTTATATTTAGAGAATCATGTGGAGGTGAGTTTCTCAACGGCTGTGACGTTCAACCTATAAGACTTTCACGTAAGTTTGAAGGTCTTGGTGTGGACGTGCAGAATGCCGCCTCAATCGAACGTCTGATCGCGCTCGCGAATGACTTATATAGTCATTCGCCGTCAGGTCGCTTGTTGATCATAAAGAGACTACGAAGTCTCCCTCGTGATCTCCAAGTTCACTTCAGTGCGAGTGGGTTAACCGGGCTTTTCAGTCCGACACCTACAAATTTTCACATTGAAGCGAAGGGTTACCACCATTCAGAGAACCCCAGAAGGGTGTCCTTTGATGAAGTGGTATATTATGCTGGTGCACCGGAAACGGTAACACCTCGCATAGACCCCCGTGACGAGGATATTCGATTATTCGAATACCTGCGCATCAATCGGAACCGAGAGAGTCTTCAGAGACCCGAAGACTCTTGCGTCGTTCGATTGGTACCCCCACGGACAGCAAGGTGGGTAAGTCGAATCCACTTTGACCTACAACCGTAGGTGTCCGACCTACCGGAAAA